AAGCCGCACAGTCCACGGCTTATCCAGGCCAGCATGCCCGGTTCCAAGAATGTTGTTGGACCGTACATCTGGGCCTGGAGTCGATACACCGCATCTGACCGAGACTATACGGAATACTTAGGGAAGTGTACGTATGGACCTAGCATGCGTGCGGAGGACCTCGACGAATGGTTCCGAGTTTGCTTTGTTATGATGGGCGGACGTCGTGTCCGCATCATCTGTGGTGACTATGTCCGACAGGACAAGTCTCGCCAAAGGAAACTCGTTAAGGCTTACGTGGCGGCATGTCGCGCCAGTAGCTTCCCTGAGCATGTCGTTGAACAGATCATCAAAGATAGCCGTGATAACAAAGGTTATACACCCCACGGTGTCATTTATTTCCTTAAGAATGGCATGCGTTCAGGTTGGGACGGCACCACGCACGGCAACACTTGTGGCACCATATACATTTGCGAACACGCTTGTAAGGGCCTGCGTTGCTATTCTGTTGCGTGCGGTGATGATACTTATTTCATTTGTGATGAGGCCGATGCGGATGAGGTTGAAAGGAAGCTAGTTAAGCGTTCGCGCAATGCTGGCTTTGAATTAACTCTGCATAGCACGAATGAAATACATCGGGGTGAGTTTTGCAGTGGTCGGTTCTGGCCAGCAGCCACGGAGAGTGGCTATGCATTTGGCATGAAACCTGGCAAACTCATACCCAAGTTGTTTGTGGTGCGCGATCCTACAAAGATTTCTAGCGTACCAAAACACATTCGTTCCGTATGCATCGGGCTTGATCCCATAGTTAATCATGACCCGCTGAGTGCAGCTTATGTTCGTCGCTGCCTGGCTTTGGTCGGTGACGGGCGTGAAGTCCGAGGCAATCGTGACAAGCAATTTGTCCGATATACCTTGCCCCATATCACACGCATCAATCCAGCGCCGGTTGATGAGGCTAGGTTTTACGATGCCTGTGCTGACATCTACGACGTGACAGAAACCACGTTTCGTGAGATGATTGCTGAGATAAATGCCGCCGATTTGGGCGATGATCTCAAGCATCCAGCATGGAAAAAACTCAACCGGGTTGACAGGTTAGGTGAGCCCCGTGTTGCCGCAGGCACCATAACCTGTAAAGCACTCGGCATTGTAGGCAGGATACTCACCAATATTGCGAAAGTGAGCATGGCACTGCCTGCCGGAGTTTTGTGTGCTAAAATCAACGACTGGATGGCTGCACGGAATCAGTTCCTCGCCGTCTGTGTCGTCGCACCAATCGTTGAAGAGCTTGTCCGATTCACCTTGGACACCAACGGTTTGGCGGCGTTTACCACTCTGGTTGTCACTTGTGAGAGTGCAACTCCCGGCAACCATACTTGGTCAAATGCGATGCACATAGGCAATTGTGCCGTGGCCAATTTTTTTGGTTGGCTCGGTTTTCCTTTAGCCCTAGCCTCTCATGTGGGCGTCAACATCGGCGCCTACTGTAGTGGCTTCCGCTTGAAACCGGGTATGGTGACTTACGC